CTTGCGGTTGCTGCGCGGCTGCATTCAGCGGTTCATTTCTGGCCGTGTGCTGCGGCTGTTGCGGCTGCGGGGCCGGGGCAGCGGGGGCCGGGGTCGGTGCGGCGGGGGCAGCTTCGGCGTTTTGCCGACCAAACATGCTTCCAAACATAGTCTCTTATCCTTCTCTGTGGTCATACGGCGCCGTGTTCGCGCGGACGTGCGCAAGCTTTGCCATGACGATTTCAAGTTGTTCCGCGCGGGCTTGGCGGATTGCGTAGTTGAGCGCAAAATCATGCGCGGCCGGGCTGAGCGTCAACATCTCGCGCTCAAGTTTGTTCCGGCTTTCAGACAGGAACATACCAAGCTGCGACATGAAAAGCTGCACATTTGTGTCGTGGGCCAAGACGACGAGCCGGTCGTCCATCATTTGCGCGACCCTTTCTTGGCCGATTGGGCCAGGTTCTGCAAGTCGTCCCGCCGCGCGGATGCATCGTCGTAGTAGACCTGCGCCTGCCGGGCAGCGTATTCGACCGTGTTGGTGTAGTCAGCCGGTTCGCGCGGGACGATATCGACAATCAAAACGCCGTTCATGTCGTTTTGGCACAGTATGGCCACGCTCGCCGCAAGCAGCGCGATGTGCGGCAACTGGCTGTCGGCGTCGATGTTTTCGCCGTTCATCAGCGCGCGCGTGTGCCGGTCGATGCTGTCCAGCAGCTGGCTGAGCGTGAAGCCTTGCTCGAAGTTGCGCTCAGAATACTTTTGCGCGCCATAATTCAGGCCGATAGCGGCGTAGGCGGCCAGCGCCGGCGGGACCAGCTTGGTGCTGATTTTGGTGCCGATGCCTTCGCGGAGTGCGCCGGTGGGAGACTGCCCGACTGCCGGAGTGTTTTCGTTTTGCATTGGTTGAGTTCCTTTTGCTGGTGGGTTAAATCGGGGCTTGAGCGGCAGGCGGAGCGCCAACGGGGCCAGCGGGGACACCGCCGCCATCAGCCGGGACTTGCCCTTGCTGCGCCGCGTTGAACGCCATTTGCTCTTGGACGGCCTGCTCGTATTCGTCCGGGTCGATCGGAAATGCGGAAAGCTGGATATAGTGCCGCATATAGAAGGCCGCGATGGGCGGCAGCACCCCGCCGGATTGGAAGGTCGTGTTGATCATGTCCTTCAATTCCGTCGTTGCGCGCAGCTTGTCGATGCCGATCAGCGGCTGCGACTGCACCAGCATGAACCGATTTGCGCCAAATTCCTCGGCGTTCATTTCCATCAGCTGGTTCGTCCGCTCGTCGATGTAGTCCATTGTGGCGCGGTGTTTCATGGTCTCGTGCTGCAAGTGGTAACGCAACGGCACCATAAGCATCCCGTCGGCCAACGCCGCATACAACAGCAGACTGCGCATTCCAGTCATAATAACGGCCTGCGCTTGGTATGTGGTCGCGCGTTCAAGCCCTGCCATTGCCGGCTGGCTGTTGGTCGGGAAAAGGCCCTGCAACATAGCGGCCAGCCCCTCGGCGTCGCGGATGCTGTTCTGCGTGTCGGGCACATCGGACAGCTGCAAAATGCGGTCGCGGATGCTTTCGCCGGCTTTCAACTGGCTGATCGGCACCCGGCCGCCGGACATATCGTCAAGCCGCTCGAGCGGAATTACCGTCGGGTCGTAAATCGTGACCCCGCCTTCAAGCCCCTTGCGAATGCCGCGCTTGTGCATGTTGAGAATCGTGCTGGCCAGCAGGCCGATTTGCGCAGCTTGGCCGCCGAATTGAAAACTGCGATCGAACCCGCGGTCAAAATTCATGTCGCCAACAGCGCAGGGGAAACGGTCAAGCCCGCTGTCCAGCTGTCGCGCGAAGCAGATAACGCCCGGCCCGGCAATGTGAATTTCCCAGACGGAGAACGGTTCCGCTGCCTTGGCCGCGGCGGGCAGCTTTTCGCCCAAACCCCATTCGCTCGGCCGCAACCGCACGAACATGCGCGTGACGTGGATGCGGTCCTGCTTGCGCTCGGTGCCAGTTTCGTTGCCGGAAAACAGCCCCGCAAAACTGGTCTGCCGGCCATCGTTTCTGCTGCCCCAAAGCCGGTGCGCCAACTCGCGGCCGCGCGCAACAACCGGGCTGTAGTATGGCTGGAGCCGAGAATTGGCGCCGTCGCACACCAGCCAGCCGGGCACACTGAGCGTATCTTCGAACGCAAACTGGCCGTCCCTGTCTCGCGCCGCGTATTTCGCGAAGGCCCGCAGCAGCGCGTCGTCGAGGAAACACTGGCCCCGGCTGGCCGCGCGCCGCAGCGCAAATGGAGTCCGCAGCACGTAATCGCCGAAAAACTCAGCTTCATACGGAATGTCGGGGACGCTGACGGCCGGGTCCCAGAACACGTTGTAGGGGTCGAGGTGGTGCACTTTCAGGCCGGTCATTTCACCGGGCCGCGACGTGGCAGCGCCAGTGTAATTCGTCTCCAAATTGGCCTTCGCGATCTTGCTCCATTCAAACCGCACGGCCCCGCAGTTAAGCGCGATCATGTCGAAGATGGCCGCATTGACGTTGTTCCGGTGGTCGAACATGACGCCCTGATGCCGGAACGCTTTGGCCAGCCGGTTGGCAAATTCCTGCGTATCTGCGCTGGCGACAACGGCATACGGCATTTCGGCGGGCATGACGATGCTGGCCAATTCCGACGCGAATTGCTGGAGCGTGAACCAGCCGAACGGGTAAATCGCATCCGGCACCGAAACGGCCGTGCCCTCGTCGCGCTTCTGCTTGCGCTCGCTGTCCGTGCCTTCCGGAATGACGGTCCCGAGCAGGTCCAATTCAATCGCCTCATTGTTCGCCCGGCGCTTGCCCAATTCCGGTTGCGCCCGGTCCAGCAGCGAAAACAAATGCCCGACAAGCGCTTTGTGCTGCGCGGGCGAGAGCAGATTTGCCGGATCGGGGCCGTAGCGCACCGGCTTCAAGACCTCGGGCACCGTCAGCGGGGTGAAAGCTTGGTTCATTTTCCGTCCTTTCAGAACGATGTTTGTGCTTGACGCACCGGGTAATAGCGTTTCCCTTGCGTCCCGGCCCGTTCCGCGAATATCAAATCCGCGTAGTTGCTGAGCATATACAGCCCCATCGAGCAGGCGTCGATAAGGTCGTCAGAATTGTTGTCGCGGCGCACGTCGAACTGAACCAGCTGCTGGATAACGTCCCAGTCGTTTTCGGCCAACGTGTATTCACCGTCGCGCAAAGCCGCTGCCCAAGTCCGCAGCCGGGCCGTTTTGTGCTGCTGGCCGACGTGGATCGGGACAAACTCGAAGCCGTGCCGGTTGTCCATTGCGAACGCGATTTCGAAATACGACAGCAGGACGACTTGCAGCTGAACGGCCTCGCAGCCAACGACCCGACAATTCCAACGGTCCGCCATGTCCATAATTTCGCGGGCCATATCCGACGGGTCCATGCCTTGCTGGTGGACGTATTCGGTGACTTGCGGGATACCGGCTTCGTCAAGCGTGTGCAAAACGATCGCGCACTCGTCCGCCGAGGCTTTTTTGCTGATTGCCGGGTCGATGGTGATGAAGCTGCGGTAAGCGCGCCCCTCTTCGTCCGGATTGCGTAACGGGCTGGTGGTGATTTGGTCGTATGGGATCAGCGCGTTTTCGGTGTTCAGCGGCATATTCATCAATTCGCCAAACCACGCGGACAGCTGGCCCCGGCGGCGCGCGGACAGGAAGTCGTTCCGGATGAATTCCAGACTAAAACTGTCGGGCCAAAGCGGCTGCCCGTTACTGCGGATGATGCCGAGCCGGATGCTGCGCCAGTCTGGGTCGTTCACGTTGTCGTTCAGCAGCGTCTTAAGCCCGATCAGGTTGCCAATTTGCGCAATTTTGCTGCGGCCCGGTGTGCGCGCGACGGCTCGGCCCAACGTGTTGTCAAACCAGCCTTTAAGTTTCAGGTAGCCTTCCTCGGTCTTGACGGCCGTTTCGTCCTCGATGTCGTCTGCCGCGACATATTGCGGGCGTAGGTTGTGCTCGTTCATCCCGCGGAGTGCTTGCCCGGCGCCGAGCGCTTTGAGGATCACCAGCTTATTATACGGCCGCATTTCCTCGTCGTAGGCGGTGATGTTGAACTCGATGTGGCCTTGCGCAATCCGCTCTTTCAGCGTTTCCGGCGGCCCGAAGATTTGCAGCGCGTCGTCTGACCACAGCCGGGCCCAGATTGACTCCAGCGACGGCACCGCGATGTGGTGGGCGGATGATAAGTAGACGAAAAACTGGACGGGCGAGAAGTAAATCAGATACACCATGGCCAGCCGGAGCAGCGTTGTTTTGGCGTGTTCACGGGGCAGCGCGGCCACGTCTTTGCGCACGGTCAGATCGGTGAAACGGTTGAAAACTAGCAGGTGAAAGTCCGGAACGCCGTTCTCGCCGACCATTTCTTCGGCCAGGAAAAACTCGAGAAAAGCCTCTTTGGACGCCCGCAGCAGAGCGCGGAAATCCACTGGATCAAGTTCGACAATCGACAGGTTGGACAGCGCGGTGGTATTCAACGGCTATTCCTCGTCGAAGGAAATTTGGCTGAAATCCAGCGTCGCGTCGAGGCCGTGCGAAGTCGAATTTGACCGGCGGGTGATGGCCACATCGTCCATATTCACGCCAAGCGCGCGCGTCATGAGGCCCTTAAGTTTGGCCGGGGTCATGCCTTCGTCGAGGCTGCCGGTGTCCGTTTCGGTGATTTCAACTTCGCGCTCGACCAGCCGCCGGACACCCGTGATTTCTTGCAGCGTATCGGCAAATTTTGTGCGGACGCGGACGGTGCGCGTAGGCCCGGCAAGCTGCTCGGTGTGAATAACCGCCGGTGCGTTGGCACGTTTTTGCATAGCCGCCAGCGGGTTATTCGCCAGCCGCCGCGTGGCCTGATTTGCCTTCGATGCAACCAGCAGAGCGAGCCGCGGGTCCGAGTTGAACTCCATCAGATCATTCAGCTGCTTGACGCTGGTCGCCTCGGCGCTGTCCCACGCGGTGTCGATTGTAACGGCGCGCGACATGGCAATTTCCTGCGCTTCCGCGCGCGCTTGCAAGTAGTATTCCTGCTGCCGGGCGTCCGCGAGGTTTTCGGCGGTGCAGTTGAAAATCTGGCGCAATTTCTGCTCGTCAACGCCGGCCACGTCATACTGGACCAGCAACTGCAAAATGCGCTCTTCTTCTGTTAGCGTCGGGATGGGCGTAAGTTCCACGGCGGGGCCCTCCGTTTTGGCTGCCGGTTTCTAGTTCTACATAGTGCATTCGCCATCGTTTTCTTGGCATAGCGCACCTGGAAGATTGACCAAATCCTGCTGCGCCCTGATCTGCGCGTAACTGAACCGATTACTGAAAGTCCTGCCGCTATCATATTCCATTTGCTCAAACTTGGCAAAAAC